GTGTGCTAAGATCAAGCCCTCAGTTAGTCTTAACCACAGCAAAGGAAACACATGTCATATCAAACCGAATTACGTAATGCACTGTCACAATCCAAGGATGCCAAAGAATCTAGCCGTAATGCAGGTGAGGGAGTATGGGCAAACTATGTCAGAGCAACGTGCTATCCAGTTACACCCCGTAACATTGAGGTATTAGATCAACACCACAAATCATTGGTTGACCAATTGAATGACATTCGTGAATTGTCTATGGAGGAAAAGAATAGTTTGCGCTCGGCTAAGTCTGTGGTAGGGAAAGCCATTACTAATAACGTTGACGTGTGGCATCGTGACGATGATGACGACGGAATTAAACACGATGAGCAAGGTCGCCCTATGCCTAAGGGCAAGAGTGAATTGTCAGAAGCGAAGACTGACTTTGACCGTATGGTTAGCTTTGTAGAGCAAGCACAGAAGAAATATGATAGCGACACACGTGAGGTATTCACACGTGAGCAGATGGAATCATTGGCTAACATGTATGCAGCACTGGCACATCGTATGGTCGAAGATTTCCAGTCAGTGCAATAATGCGACATGCCCCTAGAGATAGGGGCTGTTGTTTCCAACACACAAACAAGGGATTAAAATGTATACATTATGCAACATGGGGTTGTTTGCTTTTTTCTGTAGTGTAATTGCAACATGTGTAGTTGTTATCAGTGGGTACTATCTATTGCTAGCGTTACTAGTAATAGCTGGAGTATTAATCGGTATGCAAATTAGTGACGTAGTGAGAGGGGAATAACATGGAATACACGTTCCACAGTGATGCTGGTCATGGTTGGCTTGAAGTACATCGTGACGAACTAGAGTTGTTTAATATTGCAGACAAGGTTAGTAGTTATAGTTATGTGCAAGGGGACAAGGTATATTTAGAGGAAGATTGTGATGCATCATTGTTCATCAATGCAATGGATGGCAAAGGACTTAAGCCGTCAATCATCTATGCCGCCCAAGAAACGGAGAGCTTTATCCGTTCGCTCAGACGTTACTAGTAATGTGCAATTCTTCACGGTGAAATACTGCGAAGATAATAACCCTCCAAGATTGCAGGCTTTCACTATCCCTGAAGGTACGTTATGTGCTATAACATATCTCAAGGGTAGAGGTTATGAAGTTTATTAACAAAGGATTATCATGAGTATTCAACGTGTAGCAACTGCATTCATCAACGGTCAACGTGCGTCATCTCACAATAGCAAGACTGACGGTAACAAGTACTGGTTACATGGTAACCTGATTGCGGAGAAAGGGATTAATGGGTCTGTCATCATTAATTGGTGTGGTTGGTATACTCGCACCACGGCTAATCACCTAAACCACATAGCCAAAGCATATGGCTATAAGTACAGGTTTAGTGCGAAGATGGCAAAAAATGACAACATATCAACGGAGATAATGCAAAATGGATGAGATAGATAACTTCATCATACTAGTAACATGCATCTATCTAGTGTGGTTTACATGGGAGGTGTGGAATGAACGATGATCGACTACTGGAGTTTAAATCTATGAAAGACATAGATAGTAAAATGAAAGAGATAGAAGAATTCTTCACTAGTGACATCTCAGATGAGGTGGTGGAAAACTGGCTAGATAGCGAGTATCATAGGATATTCGTTACCTATGTGTACCCTGACGTTACAAAGGTGATGTGATGAAATATCTAGACGTAGTTAATTTCGAGGCATATGTAGCGGGTTGTGCTAGGAATAGCGGTGTGCGTGTCGAGTGGGACAAAGCAGATAGCACCCCTCGCACTGACGGACGTACAATGTGGCTACCTGCGCTCACTAGCGAATCTAGTGATGAATGGCTAGTGCGTATGCGTTACTTTGTCAAGCATGAGACAAGTCACATCCAATACAGTGACTTCAAAATCTTAGACAAGTATAAGCCTACTGGTATCTTAGCCCTTATCAATAACCTATTGGAAGATCATCGTGTTGACTACATTAACGATACACTGTATGCTGGTGATGCTGCTACTAGTAACAAGTTTTGGTTGTTGCTAAATCAACAGACACAGCATTGTCTAAGCAACAGATACTAACACTGCCATTGTTTGTGTGGGATGCTACATTGCGTACATGGATTGCCAATGCATCCGAAACACGTGATGCTATGGCTAAGTATATAGACATGGACGGTGTGACTAGGCTTGAGAAGCTTGAGCAATTCACAGATGAGTTGTTAGACGTGCGTAGTTATAACGGTGAAGATGCCAATGAACGTGTCTTTGACCTAGCCAAACGAATACTAGTAGCACTGTATGATGCAGCACCTGAAGACTACATGGATAAAGAAGATAGTAAAGGTAGTAGTAAGGGTAAAGGTAAGGGTAAAGGTGATGGTGAATCCATTGGTGATGATGTAGATAGGCTTATCAATGTAGACAAGCTTATGAAAACAATTAAGCACGATCATAAGCCTAGTCGTACAGGTATTCACATGGACGTTGATACATCAACAGTGCGTAGAGGCTACTCTATCCCCACTAAAGAATCATATGTCATTGTGCGCTTTCCTGACCTTCATCGTGAGGTACGTGGTCGTGGTACAGGTTACTTCAAAGACCATGTAGTTAACAGTTACATTACTAGTAATGCTAGACCACTAGCTAACAAGTTACGTATCAAACTACAGACACGTAGCCGTGACAGGTATGAGTACGGTCAGAAGAAGGGTAAGTTACACACAGGTAGCTTACATCGTTTGTTCAGTGGTGACACTGACAATGCTACACGTATATTCCGTAAGCGTATTGTAAGCGATGTGTTAGATACTGCGGTCACATTGTTAGTAGATTGTAGCGGTAGCATGTCAGGTGAGAAGTTTGAGATGGCATGTGCAGGTGCTGGTGCTATGGCAGAGGCACTTAAGCCGCTTAACATCCAATACAATGTGTTAGGTTTTACCAATACAGCAGGTGAAGATGACCCTATTATTTGGGTGTTTAATGAATTCGGTGAACGTGTGTCTTCATCGGAACTTGTTAAACGATTCTCTATTGCAAGCGGTTGTTTGTGGGAGAATACTGACGGTGATGCACACTTGTATTGAACAATATAACACAATTAAGGACAAACTAAATGACGCAACTATCCGCTAACTTTTCTTTACACGAACTATCTAAAAGTGAAACAGCTTTGCGTATGGGGTTTGATAATACCCCTACTAAAGAAGCTGAAGCACATCTAAAGTTGCTTTGTGATAATGTACTACAACCTGTACGTGACCATTACAAGAAGGGTGTTAAGGTGAATAGTGCCTATCGTAGTCCTGAAAGTAATGCAGCAGTGGGTGGCAGCAAGACCTCAGATCATTGTAAAGGTATGGCAGCAGACATTGAGATTCCCGGAGTTGCTAATGCAGAACTAGCAGAATATATCAAAGCAAACCACAAGTTTACACAACTTATCTTAGAATTTTACACACCCGGTATTCCAGACTCAGGTTGGGTACACGTGTCGTATGACCCCAACAACTTAAAATGTCAATGCCTCACTGCTACCAAACAAAATGGTAAGACAGTGTATTTACCCGGTTTAGTAGCTTAAGGAGGATATATGCCGTTAAAAAAAGGAAGTAGTCAGAAAACAATCTCTGCCAACATTAAAAAAGAAATGAAGCAGGGTGTACCACAAAAGCAAGCAATTGCTATGGCAATGCGTTCTGCTAAGAAGCCCTTACCTGAGCGTGGTCAACGCACTGCTAAAAATAAGGCTAAAAAATGAAGATGGCATTTGTCTTATGGGAGGATGCTGCTGACTTAGACAGCACTCCTTGGACAGAGCATGAAGAAGGTTTTATATACGAGCCTGTACTAGTAGAACAAATTGGATATGTGTTGTATGACGGGCCAGAAGGTGTAGTGTTAACTTCTTCAGTGTTTATTGACAAAACAACAGTTGGTTGTCGCACACAAATTCCTCGTGGAATGATTCGCAACATAACAATAATTGACTAATATGACTGATAGAACAAAGTTTTTAGATGGTAGTGGTAAACGTGTAATCCTTGGTTTGTTCAAGGAGTTTGCTCGTTGTGATGTTAAATTTAAACCTGTGTTTACTTTACAACAGGTTAAAGATGTATTCCTAGATTGCCGTGACCCATCTGAATACTCTGTTGCTATGACGCTACTAGGGGATTGGGAACACTGGCAAGAGGTACGTAATCACCCACTAATTAAACGACATGTTGACAAGTGGCAAGAAGAACTGGCTGTCAAACTGCGTTCAGAAGCCATTATGCAGATGAAGCAACATGCTAGACAACCCGGTGGCACAGCAGCCGCTAAATGGCTTGCTGAGAAGGGTTATATGGGTGATGAAGTCAAACGATCTCCCGGTAGACCCACAGAGATTAAAGAGCCTGTAGCAGCCCCTACAGGGCGTATAGCAGGTGATATGGCTAGGTTAGGTATTGTTGTAGGAGGAAAGAAATAATGCCTTATCAAACTAATGGAAAAAGAGATTACAAGAAACAACAAGCTTATGATGGTAAGCCTTCAGTAGTTAAAGATAGAGCCAAACGTAACGGTGCTCGTCGTAAACTTATGGAAGAAGGTAAAGTAAGTAAGGGTGACGGTAAAGATGTTGACCACAAGAAACCTTTGAGTAAAGGTGGTGGCAATAAACGTAGTAATTTACGTGTTACTAGTAAGAGTAGCAATCGTAGTTTTGCACGTACTAAAACAGGGAAAATGAAATGAAAGCAGGACTATACGCAAACATTCACGCTAAACGTAAACGCATTAAAGAAGGCAGTAATGAGAAGATGCGTAAGCCCGGCACAAAAGGTGCACCTACTGCTAAACAATTTAAACGTGCTGCTAAAACAGCTAAGAAAGGGTAGACAATGTTTGTAATTGAATTTGCTTTATGTTTGGCACTTAATGAATGCATTGCTCCTATTGTTGACGTACCACGTACCAGACATAAAACACAGGAAGAATGTATGAGTGTTGCATACATTAAAGCACTTGAATTATATGCATTAAACGAACGTCCCGATTTAACTATAAAATACATTTGTTTATCTGAAAACGAGAAAGAAAAAGTATGATTAAAAAAGGTAAAGAAACATTCTCTGGTTATAATAAACCTAAACGAACTCCTAGTCATCCTACTAAAAGCCATGCAGTATTAGCTAAAGTAGGTGAAAAAGAAAAACTTATTCGTTTTGGACAACAAGGTGTGTCAGGTGATAAAGAACCTACAGCACGACAAAAGAGTTTTAAAGCACGTCATGCAAGTAACATTGCTAAAGGTAAAATGAGTGCCGCATATTGGGCAGACAAGGTTAAGTGGTGACTGAAAAAGAACTGGTTAAGCAAGCAGCAGAAGCTGACTTACTCACCTTCATTAAACTAGTAGCTCCTCATCGTGTACTAGGTGCAGTGCATGAGGAGTTATGTAGTTGGTGGAGTAGAGAGGATGCAAAGGACAATCAACTTGTCCTATTGCCACGTGACCATCAAAAGAGTGCAATGATTGCTTACAGGGTAGCTTGGTGGGTTACTAAGCATCCTGAAACAACTATTCTGTATGTATCTGCTACAGCTAACTTAGCAGAGAAACAACTTAAAGCAGTTAAGGATATTTTCTTATCTGACATTTACCGCTTCTACTGGCCTGAAATGATTAACGACATGGAAGGTAAACGTGAGCGTTGGTCTATGGATGAAATCTCTGTAGATCACCCTAAACGTAAGGCAGAAGGTGTGCGTGATGCCACTATTAAGGCTGCTGGTATCACTGCTAACGTTACAGGACTTCATTGTAATGTAGCTGTACTAGATGACGTTGTAGTGCCTGATAATGCGTACACACAGCTAGGTAGAGATCAAGTAAGGGCTTTCTATTCACAACTATCTTCTATTGAATCTACAGGTGCAAAGGAGTGGGCAGTAGGTACTCGCTACCATCCCGGTGACTTGTATAGAGACATGATGGAGATGACTGAAGTCTATTACAACGATGAGACAGATGAAGAAATTGAAAACGAAGTGTATGAAGTATTTGAACGTGTTGTAGAGACTGGTGGTGAATTCCTTTGGCCTAAACAACGTCGTACTGACGGTAAAACATTTGGATTTGATGCTAAAGAATTAGCCCGTAAGAAAGCTAAGTATTTAGATGTAACACAGTTCTTTGCACAATATTATAACAACCCTAATGCTGTAGAAACACAACTTATTGACCGTAGTAGATTCAACTATTACGAACGTGATAAGATTGAAAAC